TCCAGAGAATTTTAATCCACAACTATCAACATACGCTTTGGGAGCTATAGCAGAATTTAATATAGAAGATCCTAGAATGAACGTGATGATGACTATAGTGCAACCGAGAGCCAAAGAGCCAATTAAAAGTTGGACTTGTAGTGTAGAGGATTTAACGAATTGGGGGTTTGATGTTCTGAAACCTGCTCTAGATGAAGCAGATTCAGAATCCCCAGTATTTGCATATAGTGTCGAAGGCTGTCGCTTTTGTCCTGCAAAATCAATATGTAATGAATATAAAAAAAATACAGAGGTAAAAAATGACTGAAGAACAAATACAAAGTCCTACGCTTACCATAGATAACAAAGATTATCTTGAAGCTGATTTAAGCAAGGAACAAATGGATCTTTTGAATACTGTGAAATTTTTACAACCACAGATTCAAGAGTTGGAAAATAAACTGTATGTTCTTAACGATCACAAAGCTAGATTGATTAATGATTTAAAACAATCTTTGGAAAGTGGTGTTGAAGAAGCAACAATCATCGAAACGAAGGAGATAAAAGATGAGTCTAGTTAATATAAGAAAGAAAACAAAACAGAAACCGCCAAGAATGATGCTTATGGGGAATATGGGAGTTGGTAAAACTTATTTTACAGCTAAAACCAGTAATCCTATTTTTCAAGATTTAGAAACAAAAAAAGAGGTAAAAAATGTCTAACGCACTTTCGAGATTAAAAGCTGAAATAGAAAAGCTACCTTTAAAACTTTTAATAATGGCTGAAATGGGCTTTGGAAAAACTTATGCAGCAGCTAAACTCACTTTCCCTATTTTTGAAGATTTAGAAGGAGGCATGGGTAAAGTAAAAACATCTGAAGGCAAAACCCCAGATACATTTTCTGGCTCTAAAACTTATAGTGATGTAATGGAAAACATAGATTGGCTTTTAAATAATGAATACGATTTTAAAACTTATGTTTTAGATTCGTTATCAAAGTTTGAACTGTTTGTGTGGCAAGAAACCATGAACAGATACAACATAGATAGTATGGAAGCTAACTGGTATCAAGGCTATCAAAAAGCAGTTGTCATCTGGTTAGAGTATTTGAATAAACTAGATTTATTAAGAGATAAGGGCATGACAATTATGTTAATTGGTCATGTAGATACTGAAACAGTTGATGATCCTTCTGTAGAAGTGCCTTATCGAAGATATGTTTTGGATGTGCATAAAAAAGCTAGACCAGAGATTATTCAATGGTTGGATTGTTTGTTTTTTGCGCAAAAGAAAAAAGGAACTGTGATTGTTAAATCTAATGGTAAGACTGAAACCAAAGTCAAACAATCCACAGATGAAAGAATTGTTTGGTGTAATGAACAAATATTTTGCCAAGCAAAAAATCGTTATGCTCTTCCCGATAGCTTGCCGCTAGACTGGGATCTCATAAGACGAGAGATGAACAAGTAATGGATGACGAGATAATTTATTGTGATGAATGTACCAAAGAAGCTATTTATAAGGCAGAAGGGTTATTTCTTTGCGAAGTGTGTTTGAATAAATCCAAAAAAAGTGAGGTAAAAATATGGACTTAAATCAATATATGGAAGGTGGCTTAGAAGTAGGTCAAGAAGATGAACCGATTAATCCTGGTAAATATACCATGCATCTTATTTCAGAACAGGAGATGCGAAATGATAGTGGGTGGGTTGGAATAAAGCTTACGTTTGCTATCAGTCAATGCAAAAAGTTTGGTGGCAGATTAGTTTCTGGTTTATTCACAGTTGCTAATCCAAACTCTCCTAAGTCTGTAGAGATTGGCAGAACTGAGTTATCAGCTTTAGCTAGCGCTTGTGGTTTGACTACTCTTAAAAATACTGAGGAACTAAAAGGAATTGATTTTACTGCTATGGTAAAAATTAATGACAACAATTACCCTGAAATAGACAGTCAGTTTGGTAAAGGTTTTGGTAAAGCCGAGCAAGGCGAATCAATTCTTCCAAAAGAAGAAGTAGCTACGCAAAAGCCAGTAGAGGTTAATCCTTTAGACAGCGAAGAAATCCCTTTTTAGATGAAGAAAAGTTCGTTGTGTGGGGAGTGTGGACTCCCTGCACGAGGGTTTCTTTACAAACATAATGATGTTTATTATGGTAGTTGCTCAATGGAGCATTTAGAGAGAATAAAGGAGAGAATTGAAAAAGGAGAAAAACTTGCTAGAAAATCTTATACAAACAAAGATGGAATTGCATACGCAAGGAAAGAAAGCAAGGAGAAATACTTAGAGATTGCAAAACAGACTGGTAGCTTTGAGCTGCACAAATGGTCTAACGAACAAAGAGATTCTTTTTTCAATACAATAATTTTAAATTACTTGGATTTTGAATCCGAGCTAGGTAACGATAATGGATCTGACGAAATTTTATGAGAATGGTTTAGTCTTAGACAAAGAATTACATTTTGGAAGTGCAGGAAAAGACATTGCAGATTTAATTTCTGAGATGAACGCCAATGGCTTATTGGTTTCGAGCATAGACACTTCTGGGGAAGTAATTAGAGTCAAAGTAACTGGCGGTGCAAACCACAGAAACGACAAAAGCAACGAGAAAAGCGGTTGGTACTGTTTTTTTGAGACAGGTAACTATCAAGCCTGTACTTATGGTAATTGGCGTAGTCAAGAAACTTACAAATGGACTAATACCAATGTAAATAAACTATCTCCAATCGACCAAAAAAAATTAAAGGCCGAGATCAACGAAGCCAAGCAAAGGGCAAACGAATACAAGACAGAAAGGCAAAATCAAGTAGCGGAAGATTGCGCTAATAGGTTGAAAAATTCTAGTAAATGCGTGAATCATGCGTATTTATCCAAAAAAGGTGTTAAAAATTATGGGTTAAGAATTATTAAAGATAGTTTAGTAATTCCTATCTACAATTTTAACAGACGTGTCAATGATGCCAGTCAAGAGCTTAGAAGTTTGCAGTACATTACTGCAAAGTCTAAGAAAAATAATGATGAATTTATTAAAAGATTTGTTTCGGCTTCTGAGGTTAATGGTTCAATCTATAATTTAAACTTCGAGTGGTCGGATTTCAGTGAGCTAGACACACTTATTATTTGTGAAGGCTATGCGACTGGCGCAAGTATTGCTGAGTCTTTGAATGACGAAGTAGCAGTAGCAGTTTGTTTTAGTTCTTACTTTGGCATGAAAGCTGTACAAAATATTCGTAAATACTTTCTTGGTAAGATAATCCTAGCGTTTGATAACGATTCGTCTGGGGTGGGTTTAAAAAAAGGAGATGAAATTAGCGCAAAGATGCCTAATTGTTTGGTCAGAATACCTAGCGAAGAAGGAGATTTTAACGACTTACATCAAAAATACGGTACAGAAAGAGTTAGGTCAGAAATATTAGAAACCAAGTTTAATTTAAGAAAGTATTCAATTAAAAATTTAGTTGGTAAGCCAGAGGAAGTTAAGTTTTTAGTTGATAGGTTTATACCTTTAGGATCTCCAGGAGTCCTTGCTTCTATTGGGGGTGTGGGAAAATCTTATAGTGTCATTCAATTAGCAGTAGCAATAGCGACTGGCGGTAAATGGTGGGGAAAAGATATAAAAGAAACTGGCTCAAGTATTGTATTTTGTGCAGAGGATAGTTTAGCAGAAATCCATAGGCGAATTGATATGCTCGATCCTTTTGGCAGAAGGTTTGATTACGACAATGATATTTATATTTTTCCAGTACCAGAGCAAAAAGAACCATTGATATTGTTACGAGAAGAAGGATTGACGAATCAAGCGCATGAGCTTATGGAAGAATTAGCAACGATTCCTAAATTAAAAATGGTATGTTTCGATCCTTTACAAGCATTTACGACAGCAAGTATTAGTCAAAGTAATGAAGCTGGTCAGTTGTGGGGTTCTTTTACCAGTCAAATAGCGTCTAATTTAGGTGTTACATGTCTGACAACGCATCATTTAAATAAAAGTGCGCTCTCTAACAGTTCTAATGATGCGCTCAGTCATAGGCAAGAAATACTTGGAGCTTCTTCTATTGTTAATAGTGTACGTTTTGTTATTAGCATGTGGTTAGCAGACGAACAAACTTGTACCGATATATCACTCGATCAAGGATTGGAATTAAATAGAATGAATGTGGTTCGTGCAGGAATTGTAAAGTCCAATAGTGGTAATGTAGATTATTCAATTAAAACTTTGTTCAGAAAGAATGCAGTTTTGGAGATTTTAGAAGAAAATAAAACTGGTATAAACTGGGATTAATATGGAAAAAGAAGAATACGACCCAAACGATTTATCTATAAAAAATGCTTATGCAACACGCTGGATTTATTATCATACAGCTTTGTTTTTTACTTTGTTGTTAGCTGATATCTTGCTGATTGGAATAATTTGCATTTTAGCTATTAAACTATGAGCTTTATCAGAAGAAGAAAGAAAAAGAATCGCAAAGCTGAGAAAGAATATAACGAAAAATTGTGGAAAGCGTATCCAAAGAAAAAGAAAGATGAGCAAGATTGATCCAGAACATTATAAGTTTGGCGGTGTTGAATGTATTGATGCTATCAAAAGCAGTCTTAGTCCAGAACAATTTAGAGGGTATCTCAAAGCCAGTATTATTAAATATCTATGGCGGTATGAGAAAAAGAATGGTTTAGAGGATTTAGAAAAGGCAGATTGGTTTTTAAGAAAATTAAGATATGAGGTGGAGAATGAGTAAAGGCGACTGGCCCAGACCTGTAAACAAGAAGAAATTTGACGAAGAATTTGAGAGAATCTTCGGTAAAAAGAAGGAAAAAAAGAAGCGTGATTGAGTACCCCATAATACCGACCATAAGGACTATGGGTTCTTGTGACTCCGTACCCCATCATCCTTCATATACTATATACAATATACTATTAAAAATAAGCAAAAGCCGAGTGGCTTTTTGCTTATTTTTTTTAAGTGTGTGAGGAGATAAATTGGAGCAAGAATACTGGTGGCTTAAGAGCATAGATGTAGAGCGTGAGAGCGAATCGGCAGAGATTCGCATAGCGTTAGCGGGGAAGTATAAGAACGATTATTCTCGCATGAAGCAAGTATGTTGGAAGTGGTATCGAGCGCAGTTGGGGAGAAAGGACATTAGCAGTAGTGGCAAGTTAGTGCTGTATTGCATAGTAGAGCGGTTTAATAAGTATGGGAATTGGTCGTGTCCTGATAGTTTTAGTTATTTAGCGAGTATGAGCGGGTTGTCGAGCAAGTTGGTAGCAAAGCGAGTTTATGAGCTAGTAGATCTGAACGTGGTTTGGTTAGTGCTTGAGGGGGATGAGCGTAGGGGAATGAAGCGAATCAAACAGCACTCACGTAAGCGTAAGCATATTTTGTTAGTGGGTTTGGGGAAGTTACTTAGCGACCACTTAGTTTGAGGTGTTTCTTTCTGATTCTGCGCTTGTGCTTATTGAGTGTGGAAGATTTAATATTCTTTCTTTTGGCTTGTGAAGTCTTTTTAATTACTGGAATTGGGCGTGGGGTTTGAGTTTTCGATCTTTGCATGGTTTAGTGGAAGGAAGGTTTCAAGGGGAGAACTATCATTATGAAAAGAAACCTTCCTTCGCTAATTATGATTCTATTTTACCTAACTCTAAGATTTTTAACATAAATTGTTTTTTGTTATGCAAGGTCTTAGCTTTTAGTCTAGCGGTTTTTAAGTCGTTTAATTGTTTGGTTTTATTCATGTGTATTTCTCTTTTCTAATAATATTTCCCTTTTCATCTGTAATAACATAACGCTCAATAGGATTTATATTCGACAATACTTCATCAACTACTCCCTCGCTATAAAGCTCGTTAAGCTCTTTATCGTCTTTAGCTTCTATATAGTTTGTTATTGTTTTAGTGATTGTATAAGTTTTCATAATTACCCTCCTTTTGAAAAAAATATATTGTTGGCATAGTCAATGGCTTGTTTTTCCGTTAGTCCTTTTTTCAAACCCTGCTCGACCAAATACTCCAAGTGTGATTGTACTAAATAATTTCTACTCATTGTTCTCCTCTTGGTTAAAGTTTGGGTTGAGTCTGATTTCTCTATCAAAGTCATTCTCAACTGGTTTAAAGTTTTCTAGTAGTGCTTTGCAATAAGCGACTTCTCCTTCAAGTTTTCTGGCTGTTCTGAATTTCATTATCTTTTCTTGATACCATTCTTGGCGCAATTCATTTTCCAGGTCGTATATGCGAGTCTCTAATTGATCTTTGTTAAGACTGTCTAAGTAATCTTTGTTCATTTATCTATCCTCTGAATATCAAATATAAAACGCTCTACGCCTTTAAATTTGTTTGGTTTATAAATATTACGTAGTCTTATAACTTCGCTACCGCTTATGTTGAAGTGTTGCCCAAAGGATAGTTCTTGCTTGTCTTTGGCATCAATGTAGTTGATCAATAAGTTATACATGGTTATTTCTCCTCTAATGTTTTATCTAAAAGATTATTAACTACTTTTAAATAATTAGAACAATGTCTTTTATCAACAGAATCACTTCCACTATGAATTAAATTTATTAATTCTTTGCACTCTTTCCATAAAACATCCTCTAAAACTTCTTTTTGTCTTTTGGTTAATTCCATTTTTATTTCTCCTATAAAAGAGAAAGTAGCTAGGCTACTTCCTCAAGTTCGTTATTGTCTATTCGATAGCAAATAATGTCGTAAATTTCATCTATTGAATAATCACTAAACTTATTTCTATAACAAAAATCATCATCAGCATGGTTATAAACCCTTACTTCTACTAATGAATGATGGACAGTTATGAACATGTAATAGTCCTTATATTCTTTTTCGTATTCTTTGATAATCATGGTTATTTCTCCTCTAGTAACTCTTTGACTTGTCTTTGACATTCGTCAGAACAT